AAGTCGCCTTCCCTTTGATTTCTAGATATTGTCTCCTTGTTGTGTATGTGTTTTATCCAGCTAGCTTTGTGAGCTATAACCATTATAGGCTTTTTCTCAAAGGCGCAATTTAATGAAAACACAATATCGCTCATCATTTGATATGAACTCGTAGCCACTTGAATAACACCGTTGAACGGGATAAAGGCAGTCACACCCGTTCCGCATACGTCAATTAGCTTATCTTTATTCACAACAGATAGGCAAGCATACGCTAAGTGTGGGGCTTTGTAGTAAGTCTTGTACACACCTGTTAGTTCGCGCCCGTGGAATGTTATAACGTGGTCGGGGTATTTCTCCATAGACGACTTAATCACTTCAACGTAATCTTTAGGGTAAATCAAATCATCATCTAGTGTACAATAAATCTCATCTATTTCAGCTATTCCAACAAAGGCAAACTTTCCATTATCGGTTAAGTTATTCACGGGTATCAATGGTTTGATTTTCGGATGGTTTAAAAACTGCGGTATAGATTCGTAGTTGTTAAGGCATATACGGATTTCATCGAATTGCTTTAATATACTAGGGAGCATCTTTTTTAGTGATTCCTGACGTGGTGGATATGTGGCAATATTTGCTGTTATTTTCATTTGTTTACTAATTTTAAATTTGGCACACTTTCTAATTTAGTCATTCCTTGACCGTCTTTTACATCGCAACAATAAAGACCGTTTTCTTTCAATGTAGTAATTAACATATTTGCTTTTGCGTTTACACATACCTTCCAGCTTAACGCATCTAGGCGTTTGTTTATTGGTGTAGGGTATAGGTTATATTTAATTCTATGAAGAAAACTCTTTGCATATACTTTGCCTGCTCCTATTGGCTCACCTTCTCGAGCACATTCATACCCACCCCAATAGTAAGTAGAACCCCCACTTTGAAAATAAATATCTTTGAAAGCTATCATTTCATATTTAGAAATATTCAAAGACACATAATTTATAAATGCTTCATCAATATAATCATCAGAGCCTAATAATATCATTGCATCAAAATCAAAATCCTTTAATTTCTTCACTCCTTCATTCCATTTAGTAGATAATGGATTGTTTGGGGTTTTGAATTTGTAAACATTAGGAAATGAATCTAAAAAAACGCCATCAGCATCATCAGAATACATTACTATCTTTTTAATATTCGGCATCTTATCAAAACAATATTTTACCGTTTCTTGACGCTTGTGCATTGCTGTTAATATTACTATTTTCATTTGCTTATTAATTTATTTTTCTTTCTTTCTTCTGGGTGCATTTTACTTTCGTGGTCTCCATGATACACTAGCGATTTGATAGGCGTATACATAGGTACTCTATCGATGTTCATTCGTTTAGTTATTTGCGCCCCTACTCCACTAGAGCCAGCGTATTTGAACCAACTATATAAAATAGGGTTAAGACAAAACGATTCAATAGTGTTTCTATTCGTTAACCCTCCACAATCAAAGAAGCCCGTATGTTTTAAGCCTTCAATGTTCTGCGCTTTAAATTGTGGCATAGACCAACACCTATCACGACCATCATTAATAGTGTTAACAAAATAGCGCTTGTCTTTTAGTAGTTCATGGTAGTACTTTATCCTGTCAAACTCTACGTTATAAACATCATCAGGAAGTATAAGATAGTCATCGTGGTTACTTGCTTTGGCTATTGCTAGAGCGAAGTTGTACACCCTCCAAAATCCTAACTTACCGAAGTGCGGTAATCGTGTTAGTCGTGTCTTTTCAACTAGTGGCATAACATCGCTTCCATCGTCTATAACGTGGTAGTCGTAATGCTTCACCTCGTTGAGTAATCGTTGAAGTTCGTAGTGTCGATTATATGTTATGATAATAACTTTCAAAATACTTCTAAGATGTTTTCAATCATTCCTACTTTACTACGTGCATATTTAGCGCCAATAGGTTTGCCAAGTTCCCATAGTTGAGCGTGGTTTAATTTATTCAACTCTTCATAAGTCAAAGTACTTGAAACTTCTTGAACGTTCAAATGTGTGTATAGCTTATCAAGTGCTTTAGTAACGCAAGGGTTACACGATAGATTAACTTTACTTCCTTCAAGTTCTTGGTGAGCCAAAGACAAAATACTAAGTTCACGATGTGAGAAGCGTACCGACTGCGAAGAGTGGTACTGCTCTACCTTGTGTCTAATCAATTCTAAATTATTGTTCATTGTTATATTTGTTAGTTAAAAATGCTAGTGTTACGGGTAACGAAATTACAAGTGTTAAATGTGAGTAAGGTATAAATGCAAATACCGAAGCTATTACAGCACACCAAAACATCATACAGAAGTCACAATTAAACGGCTTCAAGTCGGGGGTTATTCTACCTGTAAAAAAATAGTACAGATAGTGTATGTTAAACCTTGATTGAGTAAGCACCCAAAATAAAGCGATGCTATTACAAACTATTTCTATAACGTTTAAGTGCATATTTTTTGAATTTAATTAATTGTGCTGTTATCGTATCTCTTGAAATATTAGTATAGTCCGCAACTTCTTGATGCGTACCTAGTTGCAAATATAACTTAAATATACTAAATGTGATAAACTGCCTTCTATCTTTTGGTGTTTCTTTTAATATCTCTAAACAGAAGTCAATAACATCAGGCGTATACTCCTCATCCACCACCTCAAAGTCTAGTGTAGTATGCTTGTTTTCTTTCATCCAAGTACGCATAGCAATAGTATAGAATAGGGTATGCGGGTTGTTGAGGGGCATTAGTTGCTCTTCTATTAGTGTTGCCGTGTCCATCATTAGGTCGTAGGCGTCATCTTTATTGCGTGTGATTTTCATACACGATGCAAAATAGAAGTTATCTTTTTGTATAAGGTCAAATATCATTTTTTCTTATTTACTTTTTTCATAGCTTTCTCTTCCCGTTTACGTATCAATTTTAACTCGTTTAATCTAAATAAAAAATCTTCAAAACCCATATTCATAATATCGTCCCAACGCTCTTTATAGTAGTCCATAAAAGCGTGACAAGCGTCTAGCCACGACCTGACAACTTCGCTGGTCGTTGGTGCAGTTTTATTCGTGCCTTTTGCAGAGCCAAAAAAGGTAGTTTGTACTCGTTGTATTTCTGCAAAAAAAAACCTCCAAGCGGGTGGTATTGTGATGCTGTCATGTGTTGCTCGAACTCATCCATTCTAGTCTGTAACGGGTTTAATATCTTACCGTCTTTTTGTTGGTTATACTTTAACCCCTCTTCAATGTACACGAATGCTGCTATTTGGTGCGCTTCAATTTCTTGCGATAGGTAGCGCTGTATAGTCATATACCATAACGATGAGAAGTTGCTGTTTGTGATGTCTCTAAATGTATAGGTCTTACCGTTTACTTTTATCTTAGGTAGTGGCTTATCGGTAGTCTTTAAGTTATTAAGCGACTGGCATACTTCATAAAACAATTCTACATTATTACTATGTTGATTATCCATTAGTATTTCTTCGTCTATCTCTAAGTAGTTAGATAAGAATTTGATAGCGGTTTGAGCGTCCATGTCATCAGTCTTTGAAAGATACTTTAAGGCGTTGTATCTCTTAAGATTAATAGTGTTTACATCGGGTATTACTACTTGCATACTTGTTTAATTTTCACAAAGTTAAAAATATTTTACAACAAATATACACTTTTTTGTATTAATAGGTATGAAGTTATACGAACTTGATATTAATGGCGATACATCAGAAGTGTATTTTAACTCTATTGTGAGCATTCCAGCGCACATGAAAGTAGCTATGAAGTTCAACGAAGCTGATGCCCCTGTACGTTTTTCATTTAACGATGAGAAGCAAATTATAACAGGGGTAATGGTAGCAGTTGACGAACCTATTTACCGATACAACCCTGAGACTAAAGAAGAGTTTAACGTAATATTTAGAAAGGCAACAGCGGACAAGTTATTGCTTAACTATATGAAAAAGGGCTACGCTAATAACTTGAACCTAGAACATAACGAAGGACAAGTATTCAATTCAGCCACGCTTATAGGTATGTATCAAGTTGATTCTACAATAGGCATGAGTGTGCCGAAAGCGTTTGAAGGTCAAAACCTACAAGACGGTAGTATAATAGTTTCGTATAAAATTGAAGATGCAAAGGAATGGGAGCAAGCAAAAACAAGGGCGGGCTTCTCAATAGAGGCTATCTTCGATATGGTAGAAGTAACTAATAATAAATCAAATATGAGTTTAATGGACAAGTTAGGGTTTGGGAAAGCACCCGAACTAACAGCCAAAGAAGCATTTGAAGCAAAGGCAGAGAAGTTTGCAGAAGCAACACTTGAAGATGGTACGGTAATAATGTACGACGGAGAGTTAGCAGAAGGCACAGAAGTCTTTATTGATGTGGATGGCGTATTGACTGCACCTGAAAACAAAGTACACGCACTTGGCGGAGAAATGGAAGGGGTGTTAATTGAAACGGTTGACGGTGTAATTACTGCGGTAACGATGCCAGAAGAGCAAGCTGCTGACGGCAAAGAAGAGGAAGAAGAAGAAAAACTTTCTAAAGAAGAAGTTGCAGAAGCAATGAGTGCATTGAAGGCGGACTACGAAGAAAAACTTGCAGCATTAGAAAGCAAGTTCAACGCAATGTTTGTAGAGCAAAAGCAAGTGATTGAGAAGTTGAGCAAGTCAGCACCAGCACCAGCGAAAACTAAGTTTTCAAAACCAGTAGTAAAAGAAGTAAAACCAGTAAATAACAAAATGAATGTTCTTGACATAGTAAGAGCATCAGCTAACAACTAAAAAAAATGGCAACAGGAATTAACAAAAGTGAAGTAAAGTTAAAATTCGGATGGGATGTTTCCGATTTGACTGAGTATGTGAATGAAGAGTCAAGAGAACTCATTCGTCAAGAAGTATTAGTAGGTGATACATTAGATATTATCTCTATTCAAGAAGGTGTTAAACACAAAGAGAAAATCAAAATCTTTGATACAGATGTAACTTGGGCGTCAGGTGATGCTTGTGGTTTTGATGCGTCAGGAGATGTATCTTTCACAGACCGTGAGATTGCAGTATCTAACATCAAACTAGAGAAAGAGTTTTGTAACCTTGATTTGTTAGACACTTGGACACAACAAGCATTACGTGCTGGTTCAATGGCTGAGCTAGAAGAGTTCCCATTCCAAGATGCTATCGTTACTTTCTTACTTGCTAAAAACTCTTTAGAGTTGAACAAAGCAATTTGGAGAGGTGACACAACAGGTTCGGGTAACACAAGTTTCTTCGATGGTTTTGAGAAATTGTTTACTGCTGAATCAGCTGGAATGATTGACCTTAATACAGGTGGTGCTACTACGTTCACTTCATCTAATGCGTTTGATGTCCTTTGGGCTGCTTACGAAGATATGAGTGCTGACGAGACAGGGGCTGCGGTTCTTGAAGCTGGAGCGGTTGCGATGTTAACACGTAATCAATACAACGCTTTGATTAAGAATATCGTTGACCTTAACCAATACAACTTTGACCCAACAGCAGCAGCAGCGGGTAAAACATTTGTATTGCCGGGGACTGACTTAGTTGTAAGACGTTTAGCTGGTCGTTCAGATGAGACTAAATTCTTTATTGCTCGTCCTACTGAGTTAGTATTCGGTACTGACTTAATCTCGGATGCGGGTAACTTGAAAATTTGGTACAACGAAGATGAAGAGACTATCCGTTTCAGATTGCGTTTCAAAGGTGGGTGTCAATTCCCATTCGTTGAATCAATCGGATACTTTGAATTAGCAGCATCCTAGTACTAACTAATAAAAATTAAACAATATGAGTTGTGATTTAACAGCTGGATATAGCCTTGGTTGCAGAGACAGCCAAGGCGGTGTCCACTACGTAATAGCGCTACAATTAGAGCACGTTGAAACGATTACCAAAACATCAGGAGAGGTAACGGGTATCACGGTAGCTAATGGCGAGCGCGGATGGAAGTTTGAGCAAGAAGAAGAGGTTGCAATGTTTGAAGAAAACCCTATCGGTAACCGTGAGAATGGTACGTATAGAGTTGAAGAAAACCTTTCTATTGTATTGAACGACGGAAGCAAAGAGACTAGAAACTTTATTAACCTATTAGCGAAAAACAGAATAGTTTTCGTAGTAGCTAAGAACGACGGCACGTTTGTACTTGCTGGTGAGACTAGAGGGTTAATGATGGCTGACGGTTCAGGCGGTTCGGGTACATCAAAAGAGGATAGAAGCGGTTTCACTCTACCATTCACGGGTACAGAGAAAGAACTAGCGCCTACGGTTGACCCTACTATTATTGCTGGGTTGCTTGTACCAGCGTCCTAGTTAAGTAATTAACCAATAATTGAAGGGGGAGAGGTGTTTTGCCTTTCCCCTTTTTTGTAAAATCGACACAATGGAGCAGAGATATAACAAGTTAATCGGTAGATGGGAAACAATTTATACTAAAAAAGTGGTTGAAACCAAAGAAAAAAGTATTAAATTAGTACCCAATAACAGAAAGGAGTTACAAGAGTTAGCGAAATTACACGAAATACCCGCTAATCTTAGTACTGACGAGTTAAAAAATAGGCTAAATGATATACTTTCACAAGGCGAGTAGCAATAATTTCTTTATAAGAGTGGCAGATTTACGTGAAAATGTGGGTACAACCTACTATTTTACGTTCAAACACGACCAACAAAAGAAGGAATTTGCTATTAATTTGGAAGATTCAAGCCAATATAGTTACAGATATAGTAAGTTTACCCTTGTTTTACCCGCTGATTTGCCTGATATGAAGATGGTTGGAGAGTATCAATTTAAATGTTTTGAAGATAATACTAGAGAAAACCTACTTTATACGGGAAAAATGAAGCTGATAGGTACGCCAAGAGTAGAAGCTATTAATGAAGTAATCACAGGAGATAATATAATTTACGATGGCGAGTAATGTTACAGTAGTAGGTACTGATGGGTTTAAGTTTGCGCGGGGCTTCAAGATGCCCAACGATGAGAACCTAGAAGATGGGAACAAAGATTGGATAAAGTGGGGTAAAGATAATTTGATGTGTAATTTTTTAAACCACATCTTCTATTCTAGCGCTTATCAAAGTGGAATCATACGCGGTAAGATTCACTACATAGTTGGTAGTGGCTTTGATGTGTTAAAAGGCACACAGGAAGAACTAGACGCTACGTTCGGGGAGTTCTCATCACAGGATATACTTGAAGGTATATGTAGAGACTTCGAGTTATATAATGGCTTCGCTATACGTGTGCTTCGTTCACTAGATGGCACAAAGAATTACGAACTTATAGAGCGTGACCAACTACGATATGCTAAAGACTTGAGTGGATTTTGGTATTCCGACGACTGGTCCCAAGCAAATCAAAATGAAGTCGATACAGGGTTAAAATTCTACCCTAACTATTCACCTAATGGTGATGAGTTCGATAGCGTTTATGTATACGATGAGAAACCGAAATGGAAGAACATTAAGGTAAACAAAAAAGACGCACGTAATGTGTACCCGCAACCCGTATATATTGGAGCGTTAAAGTCATTGATGACAGATATAGAGATTCAGTCGTTTCACTTGTACAATATTATTAATGGAATGAAAGTTAGCGGGGCGTTGAACTTCGCTAATGGTGAGCCAGAGAATAAGAGCCAATTTGAAGCGGAGGTACAGAACGCTATTACACCAACAGAAAATAGTGGGGGTGTAATGATTACCTATTCAGATGGAGACGACCGTAGAATGTCTTGGGTGCCGTTCACGGGTGACGACTTAGACAAGCGATATAACATATTAGAGAAGTCAGTAGTACAGAATATAATGTCAGCACATAGCATTACTTCACCCGCTTTGTTTGGCATTAAAACAGACGGTCAATTAGGTGGTAGTACAGAGATGCAAGATAGTTATTCTATATTTGTACGTACATACGTAAGAGGTAGACAGCAAGTAATTGAAGACCACTTTAACTATGTGATGGGTGAGAAAGTTATTAAACTTAAAGAGCCTGAAATGTTAGATATTGGAGAGGGTGGAGTAGAAGCAGATGGTACACCAAAGTCAATACAAGAGACAGCTTTAAATGGTGCGCAAATTGCGTCATTATTATTGATTATAGAAAATTATAACACGGGTGTTATCTCAAGAGAAGCAGCGGTTACTATTATAACTTCATCTTTCCCAAGTGTTACAAGGGAGAAGGCAGAAGGTATGGTTCCTGTTACACCACAAGAAGTTGAAGAGCAACAATTCGCACAAGAGAAAGACGGAGAAGACAAAGTACTTTTAGCATTGATGAAATGCGGACGTTCAAAGGACAGCTTTACGATACTATCAAAGAATGCTATTGAGACAGAGGAATACGATTTTGAAGGTACAGAACAAAGTATTAAGGAATCGTTTTTAGACGGTAAATTTGCCACTACTAACATTGAAAGTAAAGTGCTTGACTTAGTACGTAGAGGTAACTCAATAGATGCTATCATTGAAGCATTAAAAGAGCCGAAAGCACAAGTACAAAAAGCGTATGCCGATATGGTAGGGCGTGGACTAATCGTTGAAGGGAAAGTATCTACTATTGGAATACGTGAACTAGCGATTAAACAACCTGATGTTAAGTTAGACGTGTTATATTCGTATGAGTTACGCCCTGATTTGCCACCATTAAAGACTGAATCAAGAGAGTTTTGTTCTGTATTAATGGGATTGAATAGATTATACACTAGAGCAGAGATAGACGCTTTATCCGCGCTTCCTGACGTTGATAGAAACGTATGGAATTATAGAGGTGGATGGTATAGCGACCCAACGAAGCCACGACCAACACCCTTTTGTAGACACATTTGGCAACAAAATTTAACTATAAATAATGGCTAAGATATACAAATACATCATGTCAACAGATACGCTAAAGGAGTTATCATTGATTGAGAACAATGTCGAGAGTGGTAAACTAGCGGTGATGATGAATAGGGTACAGAAAACCTATCTAGAGCCAGTTTTAGGAACACCACTTTACAAGAAGGTATTACAAGATATAGAGGACGACGATGTAACGGGTATTTATGAGACTTTAATAGATGAGTACCTTATAGATTTCTTTTTAGTTTGTTGTGAGTTGGAATACATTGTATCAGGTAGTAATAAACTTATGAACATGGGTTCAGGCAAATTTAACCCTAACGAGATGAGCCAAAACGACCTATCACAGAACAACGATGTTAGGGACAATTTGAAGCGTCACAAAGTCGCTTATAAGAATGCGTTAGTAGGATGGCTAAAGGACAACAAGTCAGATATTCCCGAATATGAAGAGTTTGACCCATCGAAAA